TTAACTCCATCTGGCACTTTAGACGCTTTGGACTTTGCGCTGCGCAATTCAGTGATTAGCTCGCTGTTTTTGCGTTCTAATGCTTCGATGCTGCGTTGCATTGCATCAGTAGCCGCAGGCTCCTGATTGGTGATCTCGTCGGACATTATCCCGCAGGGATAGATTGCCCTACCACTTTACCCTATCGGCCCAGTAAGCAGCAGACAGTTTACCCTTGGCGATATTACTGGCGTGTCGTGCCTTGAATGATGCGCGGCGGGCCTTGTCGGCGGCTGATTCACCTTTGCGGGATGGGCTACCGCTAACACCTTGCTGGCCAAAGCGGATCAGCTTTACCGTATCGCCTTGCTTGGCAAGTACGGCGTGCGACTTCTTTGGATTGCTTGGTGTGCGCTTGGGTTTGTTGTAACCCTCAAATTGCTCACCGCGATAGTCGATCACTTTTTCTTCTTAGGTTTCTTGGCAGTTTTGGCAGCGGCCTTGAATGCAGCGGCGCTAGGGCGACCAGCTTCGCCCTTGCGTGCCATGCGTTCCTTGCTGCCTGCTTCGATGCGATCGCGCTTGGCTTTTATGTTGGCGTAAAGGCCTTTCATTTCTTTTTAGCTCCTTTTTTTGTAGCGCCAGGCTTCTGCGGCTTGGCTTTAGCACCTTTGGCGGGCTTCATGTCGCCGTAATGACCAGGCATGGCTATTAGGTGGTTTCAGTCAGTTTACCGCGCCATAGCGGCTGCGGAGTTGCGCTAAGGTCAGCTCGGAGCCATCATCACGGACCAGCTTTGCCATGGCATCCGTTGGGCCGTACTTATTGGCAAGTCTTCGGAAGTAGGGCGCCTTACTGCCGAGGGCTTCTTGTTGCCGTCTAATAACGTCTGTTTCTGTCTCGCCTGGCATCTTCTTTTTAAGCCATTCGCCATAAGTGGTATCCCCAGGTACTTGCCCATCCATGCTTGCGCGTTTACCTTCTGGTGGCGGTGGTATATCAAGTGCTTTGTAGTCAATTACTGGCACTGTAGTTGACCTGCAATTAAAATGTTGCGGCGGCATCGGGCCTTTGCCGTAGTCAAACTCGCGGCCATCTAATGCACGGCATATTGCGCTGGTTCTGGTGTCTAGTGTTGCGATGTACCGGTACTTTTTGGTGATGTCTTGATTGCCTTCATATACCTGCTGACTTGCTGCATTAGCTACTTGATTGATACTGGTACGCACTAATGCAATGATTTGATTATCTGCTACCTGCGTTAACTGGCCGCCTGCTGCTGCAATTTGGCCTACAGTTTTTGCTTCTTCACCAAATCGCAAGCTGCCAATTAACCGCTTCGCTATTGACGGTGTTGTCTCACCAGTTAGCAGACCATTGCGTACCACTTGGCTGAACTGCTCAGCCTGTGATGTAGCAATACCGCGAAATGCTTTGCTTACTACCTGCCCATTGGGTAATGTGATGGTTGCACCTTGCGCAGCAGTAAGGCTATATGTTTGCGGTGCGCCATAGGCGGCAGCAAATAAGTCATCACTTAGCGTAACAACATTAAGCTGCGTTGGATCTGTGGTAACAACAGATTGCGCAAACTGCGGGCTGATCTCTACGGTGTTGATATTGCTGCGCAATATACCTTCGGGTAATGCTTTGCGCAACTGCTCAGTAACAAACTCCGATTGCAACTCAGCAATGCCTTGCAGTTCAGTGGCGGTTAGCTCAGTCGCATCACCCGCCCAACCATCAAGTGATTCTTTCAACTGCGCCAGGATTGACCGCAGCCGTGCAGCCTTGACCGGTGCGGCAAGGTCATCAATCACACGCAACTGATCTACTGCATCAATGATGATGTCGTTGTATGAATTAATAACACGCCGCGCTACGCTATTGCTGTAGCGGTTAAGGTCAATTACATTTTTATATAGCCTTGCTGGTGTGCTCACATGCCGCCTGTTGCAGTTGCGTCTACTTCTTCTTGTACATCAAAATCATCGCCCAGTACCTCACCATCTGATAATTGCATCAGTAGCGTTTCTTTGGTGATTGTACCTGCGGTATAAAGTTGCAGCAGGGCATTCACATCAGCCGGTTCAAGCCTAGCGCCGATAAAGTCACGATTTACGGTGCAGCTACCTGCTGCTTCTTGCTGGCCCATGAATTGCGCATGAAACTTAAGGCTGTTGTCGATCATGTCTTGTACATTTTGCGCAATTACCATCATGGTGCTGTCGCCTTGGCTGCGGTCGATCATCTTGGCTGTTGCGGTTTCAGCTGATAGCTTCTGGCCTAGCACTGCCGACAAGCCTAGCTCATTAATCTGCGCTTGGATTTGATCTAGCCGCTTAAATTGAAAATCAAAGCTGCGGCCTTGCGGTTCGATGTATTCAGCGCGGCCATCAGCAGGAAATGCTAATGCTTCACCGGGGCCTGCTGATACTTCTTCTGCACTTGACGGGAATCCAAATAATGCCAGCATCGGCACGGCTGATATATGCAGTTGGTTATCAAGGTCTGATTGCACCTGATAGCTCTTTAGGTTTAGCTCTGCAATATCTTCCAGCGGCGGCCTTGATTCCATGAAACCAACGCGGTTGCTGTATGCAATGCTGAATGGAATCTCAGGTAGGCTTGTGGTACCTTCATCGACTATTTTATAGTTGCCATTATCTTCACGTTGATGGATTTGATACTGCCCAGGCGTTAGCACACGCACCTGATCTATTTGCTTTTCGCCGTACTTGCTGTCGGGGTCTGCCTCTACTACGGTTTCTTGCAGCCGTAATTGCGTCAGCCGTTGCTGGCCGTCCTGCTGCTCGGTGCGGTAGCCAAGTATTTGACGTGGTGTATAGGTGCACCAGTATGGGCGGCCACCATTTGATGGTGCATCAACTAATGTTCCGATGTGGCCGTAACGCACCAATTTGCGGGCTGACTCATAGGTCCAAACATTTAGATCATTTCCCTGCAAATCTACGTCAAATAGCTGCTCACGTATTGCATCTGATACATCTTGCAGCTTGACGGGTTTGCGCGTCAACATACCAGCGAGCATACGCTCTAGGCGCTGGTAGTAAGGCGGGACAACGCTACGCGCTAGGCGGTTGTCGTAGCTCTCATCCTGCTCGCGTGGCTCCTGCGGCAGGTAGCGGCGATGCTTACGCCTGATGCCATAGGTGCCACCCATTAGGTCTTCGATCAGGACCCAATGCGGCTCCATGGCATACCAGGACGCGTTTGGGTCCCCAACCTGCGTTACGGGTCGTTCGGTGACTTTACGATCGTAGGCGGCTGGGGTGCTATACATCAGCGGTTAATCAGTGTCTTTACTTTACCGTCTGGAGCGACGGCAATCACCTTAAAGATCTGCGGGATGCCGGGCTTTGGCTTAAGCCGCCGCCCGATTGCTGTGGCAGTCATTCTGCATCCTCTTCGTCTTCATCATCAGCCAGCAGGTCAAAGACCATGCGCTGCTTTACCAGCTCCAATGCACCGATCACCTCAATGGCGGTAACATCTTCAAGGCTGTCAACCAGATTATCGAGAGCGGTCAGGAAGTCTTCCATGGGTTTGGATGTGGACGGCATCAGTATACCCTAACGCCAGTACCACGGCCAGCCCCAGCGTGCAACGGGTTAAACTCACGCCATACCAGATAGCCGATGGCATCATTCATGTGGTCATAACCGCCGTCCTTATCGGGTTCGCCCTTTTCGTTGTAGCTTTGAAGCTCCAGGCATTCGATCAACTTATGGCAACTGTGGTCAATGTGCAGGCGGATCTCACCTTTGCCATTTTCCATCAATGCTTGCATTGCTGCCACACGATCACGCACTGGCGGGTTAGCGCGTGGTGATTGGTTCGACATGCCATAAGATTCAAGGATTGCAATATCGGTTTGGCTTGCGTTGGTACTACGATTGCCGCCGCTTGCGTCTGGGTAAACGTAAAGGCGATGGTCGGGGTAGCGTGCTTTGATCGTTTGAGCTAAAGCATCAGTATCATGGGCACCGCTGATCTCATCAAATATATGTAGCGTCTTGCCATTACGGTAGGCGATGACGGCAGACATATTGCCTACGTTAAAGTCAACGCCAATACGTAACGGCTCACGATATGATGGCGCCTCGATTGCGGTTACATGCTTTGCGCGATCGAATCGATCATATACCTGGCCTGTGGTGAGGTTAACGAATTCGCCATCAAGGTATGCCTTGAGTAGTTGCGGGTCATAGTTCGCTTCAAGG